GGTCGCGGAATACGGAGATAAATCATATATGTGGGAGTTTAGGTAAGGTTTCAAAAATATAAATAATCCTAGACATCTGATGTTGGAATCACCCTAGGAGAATTTAAACATGGCAGCCAATCAATTATCGCCAGGTGTAGTTGTACAGGAAAGAGACCTGACAACTATTACCACATTATCGACCGCTAACGTTGGTGTGCTTGCTGCACCATTTGAGTCTGGTCCTGTTGAAGAAATCGTAGAAGTCTCCAGTGAGAGGGATCTTGTAGATCAATTTGGTAAACCTAATGACTATAACTATGAGTTTTGGTATACTGCTGCTCAGTTTCTCTCCTATGGCGGTCTTTTAAAAACAATTCGCGTAGACTCTTCAGCACTTAAGAACGCAGTTAGTAATGGCACTGCGGTTAAAGTAAAAAACTCTAGTGAGTATGAAACCACCTATGAAGGTGCTACAAATACATGGAAGTATGCTGCAAGAACTTCTGGAACCAAAGGTAATTCTATCGGTATTTTCGTAACAGACGCTGGCGCTGATCAGATCGCTGTTGTTCCTGCTCCTGGTTCTGGTAACGATCATGAATTCGTTGCTGATGAAGCACTCTCCGCAACTTCAGGCGCTGCTGGTAAAGTATTTAAGTATAGTATTGTCCTGACTGTTGATACAGTAGTCGGTGACTTTGCAGTCGGCACTACTACAACTGTTTCAATCTCTGGTTCTAACCAGACAGTTAACGTTCTTGCTTGGGATCCTGCTAATAAGAAACTTGAAATTGGTCTTCCTTCTGGTGGTATCACTGGTATCCTTGCTGATGGACAGACTGTAACTCAAGGATCTAACACTTGCGTTATCGCTACTAGCGGTATTGAGCGTAGAGTGTACATTGCTCTGAACAAGTCTAGCATTGAATTTGCTGCTGCTGATAGTATCGCTGATACTAACTCAACTGCTGTTGCAATCACTTCAGTTCGTTCTGAGTATGCTGAGCGTGAGTATCTGCCTGGTTCTAAGTGGGTCAACGTTGCTCCTCGTCCTGCTACTTCTTTGTTTGCAAACAATGCAGGTGGATTTAGAGACGAACTTCACATCCTTGTAATTGACGTTGATGGTGGTATCACTGGCACAACTGGTGCTGTTCTTGAGCGTTTCGTTGGTGTTTCTAAAGCATCTGACGCCAAGACATCTGTTGGAGAAACAAATTACTATAAGGAAGTAATTAAGCAAAAGTCTGAGTATATCTATTGGGGTCTGCACGAGACAGGCGTATTTAACGCAACTGCTTCTGCTTCCGCAGGAAACTGGGGTGCTGCTGCTAGTGCTCGTCAGTTCAATCTTCTTCGTTCTGCTGATGGATCTACTGATTATCCTGCAGGAAGAACAACTGTAGGTTCTAAGAACAACGCTACTTTCTACTATCGTCTTTCTGGTGGTGTAGATTACTCAATCTCTGGTGGTTTGTATTCTGTTACTAACACTTCTCTTGCTACTGCATATGAGTTAGCAGAAGATCCTGAATCTCAAACTGTAGACTTCATCCTTACTGGTCCTGCTGGTGCTGATGACGCTGCTGCAATCGCTAAAGTAACTTCTTTGGTTAACATCGCTGAAGAGCGTAGAGATTGTATGGTATTTGTTTCACCTCGTCGTGCAAACGTAATTGGTGTTACTAACACTACTACCGCTACAACAAATATTGTTAACTTCTTCAAGCAACTGCCTAGTTCTTCTTACATGGCATTTGACTCTGGTTATAAGTACATCTATGATAAGTATAACGATGTTTATCGTTATGTTCCTTGTAACGGTGACGTTGCAGGTCTTTGCTTACAAACCTCTGAAGTCTCTGAACCTTGGTTCTCACCTGCTGGTTTCCAGCGTGGTGTTCTGAGAAATGCAATTAAACTTGCATACACTCCAACCAAAACACAAAGAGATCGTCTGTATGCAAACAGAATCAATCCAATCGTATCGTTCCCTGGTCAAGGCGTCGTCCTCTTTGGCGACAAGACTGCCCTCGGTTTCGCTTCCGCATTCGACAGAATCAACGTCCGTCGTCTGTTCCTCTCTATCGAGCGTGTCATCAGTGGTGCTGCTAAGGCACAACTCTTTGAGCAAAACGATGAGGCACAACGTTCACTCTTCCTGAATATCATCGAACCTTTCCTTCGCGATGTTCAAGGTCGTCGTGGTGTGACTGACTTCTTCGTCAAGTGTGACTCTGACAACAACCCTCCTGAGGCAGTTGATCGTGGCGAGTTCTACGCAGAAGTATTTGTGAAACCCACAAGAACAATCAACTTCATTACTTTGACATTCGTTGCTACACGTTCTGGCGTTTCTTTCAGCGAAGTCGCATCCTGATAAACACACACATAATCAAGAGACCCTACGGGGTCTCTTTTTTTGTCTGAAAATACACTTTTGTCTAAATATTAAAGACGGAGACACCTAAAATAAAATGGCAAAAAGAGGAACGATTGACGACTTTAAGGCAAATGTAGCTGCCGATTTTGCTCGTCCTAACCTATTCCAAGTTGATCTAGCATTTCCCTCAGGAATTATTCAAAACAGCGACCTTGTAAATCTTGGTAAGTTCACTGTGCGTGCAGCGAATCTTCCCTCGTCACAGATCGGTGTCATTGAAGTTCCTTTTAGAGGTCGTACGCTGAAGATTGCTGGAGACAGAACGTTTGAACCTTGGACAATTACTGTTATGAACGACAGTGGTTTCGTCCTTAGATCCGCATTTGAATTGTGGGCATCTAGCATTCAAGCATATAACGAGAACTTTACTTCCGCTGCAGGTCTTGGTGATGCTGACGACGCAACTGGATACTTTGCTGACATGAGCGTTCATCAATTGGCAAGAGATGTCAAAGATGGTCAGAAACCTAAGGTCCTTAAGTCTTATAAATTCTATAACATCTTCCCCAGTGCAATTGCTGCAATTGATCTGGACTATGGTAACAACGATGCTATCGAAGAGTTTACTGTAGAGATGCAGGTTCAGTATTGGACTCCTCTGAATGCGTCCAACGACTAACCCGCTAAATAGTAACGGACCAGTAATTTTAGTATTATAATGTCGAATCAGCTCTTCGGTTTTTCACTTGAAAGAGCAAAGAAGGTCCCTAAGGGGCCTTCTTTTGTTCAAAAAGACAACATGGATGGTTCGCAACCTATTGTAGGTGGCGGATACTACGGATATTCTGTCGATTTCGATGGCACAGTCCGCAATGAATATGAACTGATTACCCGTTACAGGGAGATGGTTCTACAACCAGAGTGTGATAGTGCGGTTGACGATATTGTCAATGAGACTATTTGTGGAAACTTCGATGATGTGCCTGTCGAAGTTGAATTGTCCAACTTAAAGGCATCAGAAAAAATTAAAAAATTAATCAGAGAAGAGTTCTCGGAGATTCTCCGTTTGCTTGACTTTGACAATCGTGCTTATGAAATCTTCCGTCGCTGGTATGTTGATGGAAGATTATTTTATCATAAGGTGATTGATCCCAATAACCCTCGTGGTGGTCTTGCAGAACTTCGTTATATCGATCCTCGCAAGATTCGCAAGGTAACTGAGTACGAACAGAAACGTCCAGAGCAATTGCGTGGACTTGATCTCAATACTCAACTAACACAAAAAGCGGCAGAATATTTTCTGTACAATCCAAAGGGTTTAAAGAATTCTGGATCACAGCAAGGAATCAAAATTGCTTCTGATTCTGTCACTTATTGTCATTCTGGTATTCAGGATCTCAATAAGAATATGACTCTTAGTCACCTACATAAGGCAATCAAAGCAGTTAACCAATTGCGAATGATTGAAGATTCTCTGGTGATTTATCGTCTATCCAGAGCACCTGAACGTCGTATCTTCTATATCGACGTTGGTAATCTTCCTAAGAACAAAGCGGAACAATATCTCCGTGAAGTTATGGGTAGATATCGCAACAAACTTGTATATGATGCGAACACGGGTGAGATCAAAGATGACAAGAAGTTCATGTCCATGTTGGAGGACTTCTGGTTACCTCGCCGCGAGGGAGGGCGTGGCACTGAAATTTCTACCCTTCCTGGCGGGCAAAACCTCGGTGAATTGGAAGATGTAAAATACTTCCAGAAGAAGCTCTACAAAGCTTTGAACGTGCCCTCATCGAGACT